GTTGGTTGTTAGATGCAGCGTTCGACGCATTCGAGAACGTCGCTCCCTGCAGCCCGATATACACATCGCATTTGCTTCCGACCGGACCGCCGAAGGTCAAGACGGCCGCCTGTCCAAGCAGCGAGGAGTAGCGGCCGACATAAGCGTGGAGATCCGCAGCCGACCAGAACGCGAACGCCTTCATTTGCGAATAGGCGCTCAGAGTGATCAAGTTCCAGTTCTCGTTATAGCCTTCGAATGTCGGCTTCATCCAAGGGGGCATGTTGTCGCGCGCGTACGCCATCAAGCTTGGCATATAGTCTGTGAGGCCTCGGGCGCTGCCGCTCTTGTAGTTGAGCGTCAGGTACGGAGAGACCCACCAGGGATGACAACCCACCTTCGCGCAGAGCTTGACACCGATCTCCGGAGGAATGCCGTTGGTCACCGCTGCGACGTTTTGGCGATCCTGCGAACCTTGCAACAGCCATGAGGCAAGGTCGGCGTCATAGACGAGCGTGCCGAAGGCGCCAGCAACGCTGGACGTCCGCGCAAGAGGCCGCGACCCGCTCGACGATGACGACGTATTCACCTGAGACCCGTCGGCACTTTTGATCGGCACATTCCCCGTGCCGTTGAGATTGAGCTGCGGGTTCTTCACCACGATGATTGTGCCAGCCATCGAACCGGTAAATACAATGGCCGTGCCGGCGATCGCGTCAGACTTCGTTGCAGCCAGCTGGAGAACGGTCGGACTCGAGGCGATGGCGAAATAGTTGCCGCCCATCGAGATATTCGACGGGAGGCTGTTCGGCGATCCGGTCGCCTGCAGGCTGATCGAGTCACCCGTCGCGAACAGATGCGGTTCCGGAAACGTGAAGTTCGAGCTCGCAACGCTGAAGGATGAAGCTGCCTTGGCAACCACAGTGGCCTGAGCCAGCAACCCCGACCCGGTCGAAGATGTCGTGATCGCGACGCTGGCAAGGGCATTCGCCTGCGTCGTCGCGAACTGGATGGTATTTGCATCGACAACGATCGCATAGAAGGTGACCGTTCCCCCATTCGTCGAGTCGTAGATGCTGACGCCGCCAGGCGCCGTGCCGGCAAGCGTCCGGAACAGGAGAAACGGATCACCGGTATTCAACCCGTGCGCCGGCCAGCCAAGCTGCGCATTGGCGCCACTCGTACATGTCACCGCGACAGCTGGAAACTTCACCGTCACATATTGCTTGTCTGCAGGCGCCGCAGAGCCGGAATTGTCGGAGACACTATAGGCGTTGTTCCCGCCGCCGCATGTGCCCAGCCAACCGACGTAGCAATTAAGGAAGGTATCGAACTGCTGATTGACCATTCGGTTGGCGGCAAACGACCAATAGCTTGTCGGCTTCCGCGACGCCCACGACGTCTCGTTGCTGAAATTGCCGTTCTGCCAGTTGAGAAAGCGATCCTCGGCAGGCCGGATCGCGCGTAAGAACTGGATGTAGGACGGTTGGAACAGCTCGCCCTCGATATACGACTGCAAGTTCGCGGGCGACACACCGGCGATATCATCCTCATGGACGATCGCCACATAGGTCAGTGGCGTGCCGGCGTTCGTCGACTGGATATAGAAATTGTAAGATCGGTTTGGGATCGAAGCTCCCGGCACGAAGAGCTTGTTTCCAACGCCGCTCACCGCGGTGAAGGAGCCGCCCTGGTATGCGACCGTACCGGATCCCGTCGTGACGATATAGTAGTTGCCGGGCCGATCAGCCTGCGCGGGCTTGTAGAACGCCGTGACCCAGCCGGAATTCGTCATGGGACTGACCGGCAGGCCATCGGACGTCATCTGATCCGGCGTCGGCCAGCCGCTGTTGTCGAGGTAGGAAAAGTTCGGCGACGTCCTCAGATGATTGATGAACGGATAATCGCCGCCGCCCGCGAGGAAGTTCGGTTGCACCTGCGAGCGACCGCCGTTGAACGCCGTCGGCTTCGCCACAAGAGAGAGAAGCCCGACGGTCATATGGCGTACCTCGAGCGCGCATTCGCAACAACGGCGCCACGCTGAGCGCTGTTCAGATTGGCGCCGGTAAATAGCAGCCCGCCTTCGGCCCACGATCCGTCCATGGTGCCCCCGCCGTTGCCCCTCATGATGCGCGGCGTGGCGCCGATCGGGATACCGGAAGTGCTGGTGGTTCCCGCGGTCTCAGTACCACTGACGTTGATGACTGAAGCCGGCGAAGCGCCGTTGATCAGTCCAAGCACAGCGTTGAACTGACCATCCGTGGCGGTGGTGTTGAACCCAGCGCCCGTGTTCGCGCGAAGGAGTGCAGTGTTTGCCGTGGCGTCGCTTCCAAGGCAAAGGTCTGAGCTGTTGAAGCCCATCGCGGCGGATACGGCAGCCGCGCCGGTCTTCTTGTAGACCGACATGAGCACGAGCGGCTCGAGGACAGCGCTCGCCAGACCCGAAGCCGCCTGCAGTGAGGTGTTGCTGGCGGCGACCGCGTTGAGAACCGGGAGCCCGTTCAGCGCATTCAGCGTCAGCGTCGGCATCGTCGCCAGCGTGGCGTTCGACCAGTGGTTACCGTTTCCGGTCTGATCGTAGATCTGCGAGACCCTGATTGTGGTGACCGACTTCGCGGCGACCCACGCCGCAATCGACGCAACGTCGACAAGGCCCGTCGACAGAATGTTGATCGTCACCGGGTTGGCGCCGGCCTGATCGACCAGCGTCATGCAAGGGTTCGTTCCGGGCGCAGCATATGCGGCGGTGTAGGAGCACGCGGTGCTCCCCCAGCGATCCCAGCTTGAAACTACGTCCCCAATACCGACATAGGCCGCCTGCGACGCGTCCAGCGCGCCGCGACCGCCGAGCCAGCCGGGATTGGCCTGCCAGAGCATTAGCTGAACTTGCCCACCACGAGGGCGGAGACATTCGCGCCGGTCTGGATCTTCCATGACCCGCTCGATAGCGTGTTGCGGCTGACCGCGCCCAACGGGACGAAGAAGGGAACGAGATTGCTGACGCTGTTCGCGCCGCCGGCAAAGATCGTCATGGCCGATCCGTTCCCGTCGGTAAGCGTAACCGCGCCGGGCGAAGTGCTGGCCGGGATGATCAGGACGCCCGAGATGTAATCGCCGATCGCCCCGGCCGCCGACTGGATCGCGGTCGGGCCGGTGCTTGCCGGCTGCGCAAAATAATAGCCGGTGCTGAACTTCGAAAGCGCTGTAGTGCCTACCCAATCCGTCGCCGGCACAACCGGCGCAGACTGAGCCGAAGCGACAGCACCATTCGCATTCAGGCTGTTCGGGGAAATGGCAACCACGAGCGCCGGATCTGTCGCGACCGGCGCCGTCGAAGCCGGCTTCACAGCGGCGGTATTACTTCCGTCGCTCAACTTGAAAAGGCCGATCAGGTTGTTGCCCGCGGCCAGCACGATCCCGTTGACCAAGTCACGCGAGATCGCGCGGAGCTTTGCCGAGAGCGATCCAGCCGCGCCGGCCGCCGACGCCGCGTCGGTCGTGGCGCCCATCGTGGCATTCGCGCCGTCGACGAGCGTCATCCCGAGCGTGGTGATAGTACCGGTGCCGCCATCGGGCACGCCGTTCGTAATGTGGACTACCGGATCAGCCATGCGACGGTCCTTTCAGAAGCCGTAGAGGTAATAGGTCGGCGCGCCGGCCGGCGGCTGCGGTCCGCCACCCGTGCCGATCACAGGCAAGCCACCACTCGCGACGATCGTCACCGCGATGCCGAAGCCGTTGGCCGCGATCTCAACCGGCAATCCGAAGCCATTGGTTGCTTCGGTGACCGGCAGCCCGCCGCTCGGGACGATGACGACCGGAAGGCCCATGGGTCAGAGACCACTGACCTGCTTAATGATGCGGGCGACCTGCGAATTCCACCCTGCCGCCGCCAGCTTATGCGCGCTAACGGCGCCGGCGTTGATCTGCGAGACGAGCTCGGCCGCCTGCAACGTCGTGACGCCGAGATGGTGGAGAGGCCCGCGGTTGGCGTTCGGCGCTCCCGCGGTCAACTGGCGATCAATCTCGATCGCCACCGGGCCCGGAAGGCCAGCGCAGCAAAGGGTGTCCGCACGCGACATGGCCATCAGTTCGCTCCTGGTTGAGCCGCCGGCTTCGGCGGGTTCTTTGCCTGCTCGATCTTGGCGCCGAGCAGCTCGAGCTCGAGGGCGCCCTTCTCCATCGCCTGGGCGTGCGCCGCGGCCTCATCGAGCCGCTTGGCGTCCATCAGCTGCAGCTGCTTGTCGTTGACCGCGAGCTTGCCGGCGCGATCGGCCTGCCGATCGGCGGCTGCCTGCTCGGCCTCCCGGGCCCGGATGTGACGATCCTGGTCGGCGTCGGCCGCCTTGGCACGGGCCTCGAGCAACCGCGCCTCGGCCTCGGCCGCGATCTTCTGGGCGCCGGCCTGACGCTCCTGGTTCTTCGCCGCGGCCGTCTCGGCGTCGGTCTTGGCCTTCAACTGCTTGGCCTGGGCGTCCGCCTGGGTCTTGGCGGCATCGGCCTGGGCCTTGACCTGGTCGGGGCTGGGCGGCTTCGGCTGGCTCGCCATCTGGGCTAGCTGGTCGGCGAAGTCGTCGATCGCCTGCTCGAGGGGCCGGCCCGCCCGGAATTGGCTCGCCATGAACTTCAGCGTCTCGGCCGCCATGCCGGCGGCCTGGGGAACGGTCTGCACCAGCGGCAGCGCCTCTTTCATGAAACCGCCGATCGCGGTGACGAACTCGGTGGCGCGCTGCTTCTGGGCGTTCTCGTCGGGCGCGATCGTCGAGTCCGTCTCGATGTCCAGGACGAACGGCCGGATCCGCTGTTCGCGCAGCAGTCCCAGGACCTGCTCGAGCGTGACGGTCTGCTTGATCTTCTCGATCTGGCCCTGCAGGCCCTGCAGTTGCTGCTTCGCCTGGCCGATGATCTGTTGCGCCTGCTGCGGGTTCTNTTGCGCNAGGCGCTGGGTCTCGGGATCCCGGCCGGCATCGGCCAACTCACGCTCGAGGCGCTGCGCCTGCATCGCCAGCGGCTGGATCTGCTGCGCTACCTGGGCGTTGGTGGGGATCTCGAGCTGCGACATGTCCAGCATCGTCTGCGGCTGGAAGTTCTCGGCCATGATCTCGGCCGCGATCCGAACGATGTCCCGCGCGATCCGCACCATCTCGTCGCGGCGATCGCGGATGCGCACCGAGCCGTAATTGCTCTTCAGCTGCTGGGCGGTCGCGGTCTCGCTGGCGTCGGTCTCGCCGCGCATGATGTCCGACAGCCCGGTGATCTGGTAGACGTCATCCATCAGCTCCTTGCGGAGCGCGATCACTTCCTTGAGGACGGCCGCGACCTGGTCGATCGGCAACCAGACGATCATGTCCTTGACGCCGCCATTGCCGACCATCGCCCAGTTCGAGACCGGGACGAGCAGCTGATTGTCGGTCGCTTCCTTGACCGCAGCCTCGATCGCGTCGCTGAGGTCGCCGGCGCCGGAGGGATAGAAGCCCTTCACCTTGAGCGCATCGCATAGCGCGCCGATCCGCGCGGTGAGCTCGTTAATTTCCTCGATCTGATCCTTGTAGAACAGGAAGTCGGGCACCGGGATCAGCGTGCGCCGCTGCAAGGTGCCGAACGCAGGCCTCGGGCACGGGAAGAAGCCCTCGAGCTTGAGATGCGGCTCGCCCTGGTCGAGCAGGACCTCGCAGCCGTCGGCAACCCACACAACCTTGTTCTGCGACTTACACCACAGCTCCCAGACGCCGGCCTTCAGCCGGCCGTCGTCGGCGTCCTCGGCATCCTTGCGCTTGGCGTAGGTCGCCGACTTGTAGGCATCGCCCGATGTCTTCTTGAACCGCGAGCGCATCTCGCCGCGCGTCATCCAGGACTTGCCCGCGACCCAGTCGACGTCGCCCCATTTGCGCTGCATGTCGTGAACGAAATCGCGCCGATCCTTGTGCTCGACGCAGACGCTTTCCTTGAAATCCTTGCCGCTGCCCTTGGCCTCGTAGCGCACCCACGGAACGCCGCGGCCGCTGATCGTCAGATCGTCGCGCACCAGGCGCATCAGCTGGTCGATATCCTGGGTATCGAAGCTGACGATCGTGGTGCGCTCGAGCAGCTCGGAGGCAAGGCGCGGGACAGGCCTGCGATCCTTGAAGCGCGGAACCACCACCGGTACCGGTGGCCGCGAATAGACGGACGGACCGAGGACGCAGACGTTCGCCCAGAACAGCTGCATCTCGCGATCGCGGGCGACATTCGCCAGGCGCTCGAGATCCGCATAGAGCTTGTCGATGCTGTCGCACTTGGCCTGATAGGTCTCGAGGACGCGCTCGGCGTCGTCGATTATCTTCAGCCAGGCCTTCGACGACTTCGCCGCCGGCGCCTGGTCCTCGCCCGCCTCGCCGTCCGGCAGTTGGTCGTTCTCGTAGCGCTCGGCCATCAGCGCTTCATCGCTTCGCGCATTGCACGAGCATTGCGCACGACTGAAAGATAGGGCTCGGCCAGGTCAGATAGATCACGCCGATGGATGACGTGCGAAGCCGACGGAAACGGCCAACCGCGGCCGTCGTCCCTCATCACCACCCACGTGCTCGTTAGTTGAGAGCCATCGCTCATACTCGGATCCTCACTCCGCTCGGCGGCGCCGGCGGCAATGGCAACGGCACCTGGCCGGGCCCGGGCTTGGGCTTCTCGTCCTCGGGCGGCTTGCGCGTCCAGGGCCGCGACATGCAGCCATAGCGAACCATGTCCGCCGCATGATCTTCCTGCGTCGTGTCGAGNTCCTCGGGACGGTCAGGGTCGTGCTGCAGCGCCGGCAGCGTCCGGATCGTGTGGACGCACGTCTCGAAGAACAGCAGCATCGGCCTCATATCTTCGTCGCCGATCAGCCGCCCGCGGACCTGGTCCCAGCCGCCCATGGCGCCGCGCTGGGTCACTCGCTTGTTGTCGGCCGGCGTGAACGTCACGCCCTTGCCGTGAGCCTGCATCATTTCCGCGATCGACGGGCCGCCATCCTCGGCAAATGCGGCGGGATCGAGCTTGCCGTACGTGATCGTGTCGCCCTGCTCTAGCCTGCGAACTTCCTTGCCGACGGTCGCCGCCGGCAGCTTCACGCCGACATTCGGCTTGAACTTCCCGACCTTGTCGACCGCGATGCCATAGTACTCGCGGTACATGACCAGGCAGCCGCGAGGGAGCGAATGGCCGTCGGGCGTGATGAAGTCATCCTCGACGACAGCGAACCAGCCGAATGCGAAGGGCTTGGCCGAGCCCCAGTCGCCGGCGCGAAAGCGAAGCCACCTCTCCGGGATGACAAACGGCTTGCAGACGTGCTTGACGCGCGAATAGCAGTCGAAGAAAGCGCCCTCGATGATGTCCCAATCGCCATCACGCATCGCCTTCACGAGCGCTTCCGAACCGAGGCCAGAAAGCCGCGCCTCATACCCCGGATCCTGCTCGGTCATCGACGGATTGTCGTCGAGCCTGGCCGGGATGTACTGGCGGAGCATGCCGCCTTCGCTCTCGACGGCCCGATAGGTCTCCAGCGGGACGGCGCCGTCAATGAAGGTGGCCTTCACGAATTGATGGCCGATGCCGCCCGGGTTGGCACCGCAGAGGATCCGCGGGAAGCGCCCTTTCAGCACCTCCGGTACCTTCGACAAGATGCCGACCATGCGCACGCGGTTGCGCAGGAAACGGTAAATGACCTCGGTGAAGTGCGTGAGCTCGTCGATCAGCAGGACGTGGATCTCGGCGCCCTGGTACTTGAAGCGGTGCTTCTCATCCTTGCAGTGGCAAAGATAGATCTTCGAGCCATTCCAGAACCTGATCTCGTCCTCGATGATGCGGACGAAGCCGCAGCGCTCCCAGCCAGCGAGCATCGCTCGGAAGCCGTTCGGGCCTTCCATGTGGTTCTTGATCAGATCGTCGCGCAGGCGCCGGAAGAAATAGACCTGCAGGCCGAAGATCATCGTGCACCAGATCACCGCGGCCACGCGCATCAGGTGCGATTTGCCGCCGCCGGCGGCGCCCCCGTAGAGGATCTCCGTGGCCTCGGAGTTGAACGCTAGCTCCTGCTTGGGATGGAGCTCGAGATCGAGCTCGGCATCAGCTTGCTGAACGGCGGCGGGCATTGAGGTTGACGACGGGAACGAGGTTCAGCGTGCCGTCGAGCTTGACCTCTTTCTTGAACATGCCGAGGTGCGTGCCGATGTCGACCAGCGCAGCGCGCTTGTCGTGCAGCTTGAACGTCACCTTGCGAACCTCGCGACCAGGCCGCGGCGATCGCGTCATTCACGGTAGAGGACTTTGTCGACGCCAGGACAGCCGAGGACACGGCTGAACCGCAGCCGCAGGGCGG